TCCTTTTCTACCGGAAGTTAGATCAATATCGGCTTTGATGTACTCAAAATAAATATCGGTAATTGGATAGATTTTGGTTAGTTCGGAAACGACTCGAAGTTCAAGTTGACGATTAGCTCTGATTGAAGGGGCCAACTTAGATTTTCTTCTGTTGGAGAATCGTTTTTGTCTATGCGCCCGTGACTTAAAAGGAATGTGGCGGTTGATACGCCGTCCCCTTCTACCCCGTCGCATTAATCGCCGATTATCCATGCGTTCTCTTACTCGCTTAAAGGGAAGTTCTAAGTGAGCTTTCCAGAGAGTGAAAAGAGAGGATTGAACGCCAATTCCAGAGAATAATTTACCCGGGTCAATACCAATGGCAATCGGTTGGGTTTTACTATCGGAAGGCTCGGTGATTAACTGGACATAGAAAATATCTAAGTCGTTGAATTTACCGATAGCTTTTCCTTCCTTAATCCACCGTCTAGCCCGACTAGGTTTAGTCGGCATTAACGGTTTTCCGTCTTTTGAGATTACAGGTACTCTTTGCATGGGAGATAATCCTTAAGAGTAAAGTTTAAGTCCCTTAGCCCACCAAACAAACTATGTCTTGTCTTACAACGTCTCACCAATGAGACTTAGAGGGAATCCGAACTAGGGAAGTATTCAGAGGTCTGTAAGATTGTTCGGCTCAACGGGCTAGTCTCTACTTGCGTTGCCTAAATTGGTCTAGGCAAGCCCCGTCTCTTTTAGGGTGGGGTTAGTGACCAGTTAGCTGGACATAGAAAATATCTAAGTCGTTGAATTTGCCGATAGCTTTTCCTTCCTTAATCCACCGTCTGGCCCGACTGGGTTTGGTGGGCATTAACGGCTTTCCGTCTTTTGAGATAACAGGAACTCTTGCCATGGAGATAATCCTTAAGAGTAAAGTTAAAGTCCCTTTCCGCAACACAATCAAGATGTCTTGTCTAACAACGTCTCACCAATGAGACTTAGAGGGAATCCGAACTAGGGAAGTATTCGGAAGTCTGTGCCAGATTGTGTCTCGATGCGGTAGTCTCTACTTGCGTCGCCTAAATTGGTCTAGGCAAGCCCTACCCTAAAAAGGACGGGGTTAGTGACACTCCAGATATAGGGTAGGGCTACAGACAATCCCAGAGATAGAGTAGGGTTAATGACCATTATCAGCCCTGTCCTTTTAGGGTAGAGTTAGTGACAGATCTTGCTCCTGTCTTTTTAGGGCGGGGTTAGTGACATTTACTCCTGTCGCCCTAAGGCGGGATTAGTGACTAAGTCTGAATTTCGAAGCTTTCGGGATCTATGCCTTTATTGAATTCGATTACAGCTTCGCGGGCTGAGGTGTGCTTGGGATCAACACGTACTGCATGGTAGTCATTAGTGCTGGGGCAACGCATGGTTAGGATATGCGCGTCCTCGCCACCGAAGTCACCACGGATGATGTGTAACTCGTACTCATTACCGTAACCTACGTAGCTAGTAGTATTATAGGTGCTGATGATCTCACTATCCAGGCGCGATAGAATATTCTCGTAGCCCAGCGCCTCAATGAGAATACGGCGATGCTCAGAGTTCATGCCCTTCTCATCATCAAGTAACCATTTGGGATCCCAGGTGGAGCTATGACACTGCATGAAGGCCGGTAACGGGGTACCGTGCCATAACCACAATTCAACGCCATCAGAGAACTTAATTGCGGGCTCACCATCGCAATGAATATCGCCGTCCAGAGTATAATGTACCTTGGGCCGCTCACATACAATACATAACTCCTCATAGGTGTATACCCACGATAAGTTTTCAGCAATGAGCATGTACTTATCGTAATCCTCCATAGTCACGCCGAGTACCTCGACGCTGAAGTTAGCGAATGCAGCAAAGCTCATACGGCACTCGTAAGAGAAGTGACCATTAGCAATATAATTGCTACACTCCTTATCCTTAATAGGATCAATGGGGCCCCGCTCTGCAACGTAAGCATCGACGAGTTTCTGGAGTACAGCCTCGTTCTTAGGAGTAGCGGGCTTACGCTTAAAGAACTCCTTGATTAATGTGAGTTCAGTCTTAGTAAACTTAGTTTTAGTCTTATTACCCTTAACGATACTCTGCTCTTCCTTCTCAGCTTTATTGAGAAGAGCAATAATACTGGCCGCCATGATGGGCGAGCTAGTGAAGATAGTACGCGGACAGTCGAGATCTCCTAAGTCACAGTGTTTCTTGAGTAGGGCATATAGTTCAGTAACTGCTTGGCGGGCTAGCACTTTATCGAAGGGGCGATCCACCATACGGATCCAGCGCTCCTTGTAGGTAGGAATTAGCTTTTCATGTTCCGGAGTTAATTCAAGATAAGTCATTGAAAAATTAGGTTTGAAATCCCGCCCCTTAGCGATAGTGGAGGGCGGCTTTACATAAATTAATAAGAAACAATTAAAACGCTAGAACGACGAATTAACTGAATCTTGCTAACAGTTATCTATTCCAATTGTCTCCAACTGGTATCGCTTACAGATAGCTGTTTTTCCATTAACATAACCAAGTCTTTACTTGTCTTTTGCCCCTGTCCAAAATTTCTGCTTCCACACAGATATTTCAGCCTTTTTGATGGCAATTTCCCATTCTAAGTCGACTATTTCTCGCTCGAGTTCAACAATTTTACTATTAACTCGCTTTAAATCGGCGATAATTTCTTGTTTATTGCGTCTATCGTAGATAGTCAGTTCATCCTTTTGTAATTTCTCAAGAATAGAGTCTAGGAAAGCGGTTAAATTGGCCGAGGGATTGTCTATATTACCTAGACGCATCAATACCTGTACCGCTTTGACAACGTCTTGCTCATAAGCTTCTCTAGAGGGGTAATCTTGGGGTTTTTTGAGATTTAAATCGTCAATGATATTCATAGGAGATAATCCTTAAAAGTAAAGTTAATGTCCCTTCCCGCAACACAATCAAGATGTCTTGTCTAACAACGCTTTACCAATAAAGCTTAGAGGGAATCCGAACTAGGGAAGTATTCAGAGGTCTGTGCCAGATTATGTCTCAATGCGGTAGTCTCTACTTGCGTTGCCTAAATTGGTCTAGGTAAGCCCTACCCTAAAAAGGACGGGGTTAGTGACACTCATTCGCCAAAAAGGCCGGCACTAGGCCGGCCACGGTAGAGGTTGCGGTAATTAGTACTAGTCAGCTACAGAGCGAAAACCAGAAGGAGTATACTCTTGCTGAATACCGATCTTGTAGAGCCCCTGCTTAAAGATAATGGGACCGTGTTCTTCGTGCTGAAGACGGGCCGTACTAGCATTTACGCGGAGGTACAGAGTACCACTATCATCAATACGGAAGAGTTCAGCAGCCTTATTTTCACCGATGATTGCATTGTTGTTGCCCGTTTCAATAGGAACAACCTGATGTTTATGGCCAGTGACTTCACCGTATGCTAAGACAGTATTATCAACACGAGTAGCTTTCGATAAGTCGATGCTGTCTTCTGGAATACGTTGAATAAGTACGTCACCTTGACGAGCGAATTTACTGAAAGTAGGAATAGTAGACATTGATTATAACTCCGAGAATTTACTGACCCCACGGACTGGGGATATTGACATTAACCTAGTTTTTATTAAACCGGGTTGACTAGAAACCCGGGCTGTTACCTTACTACGGTAACATTCTCAGTGAGTAGAGCTCTAGTAGATAAACCATTAACCTCCTTCTCTAGGAGAAGTATAGATATAGTCTTATCTCCTATTATAAAGGCTCTAACAGTAAGTTGGATAGGTCCCTCCCCTCGTAGGACTGCTGTAAGATCACAGGCCCGCAGATTAATAGAGGCCTCACCAGTAATAGTGCACGGTATAGAGGCGGGCTCCCCTGCACCCTTCACTAATAGATTATTATTATTAGTGAAGTGCAGTTGTATGGCCTGCCCCACACTGGCTCCTGTACTCTGCCAATTGATAGCACCCAATAGTAATCGAGTATCAACTGTAGTTGATGCACGGAACTCAGCATCAGGTGCTCTATCGAAGTGGGGTATCTTATCTGCTTCCTTACCGGTGAGTATAGAGAGGGAGCCCCGCGCGCTATCTAATATTAGTCGACGAGGAGCGCGGCCCACTGATAAGGTGAGGGGACTCTCTAGATAAGATACTAACTGAAGCTGACGGGAGGTCAGGTTAGCAGACCAACGAGCAATTGGGTTATCAGCCCACGATACCTGTACATAGGCACTAGCCGCTACACGACGAGTAAGAGAACAGCCATCAGGCGTGATATCCAGACGTATGTAATTCTCCTTACTCTTATAGTCAGTTATAAGACGCATAGCCCCGGCTATCAGATTACTCTCTAGTATGCCCTCACTCTCTAGTACCACAGGAGTAGCAGGGGAGCCATTATAGATAGGAGTAGAGTTAGTACCATATGCACCTAGTCTATAGACTATTTTATCCTCTTCTATATCGATAACAAGCGAGGTGGGTGTACCCATACGACAAGTTAGATTAAGGAGGGGCCCGCCAGGTACTAGGATATCTGCATCATCTGCCTGCACTGGTAGTTTGAGTACTAGGCTATGAGAGCCCAGGTGATTACCACTCAGTTGCATTTGTCCTTTACTTATAGTCATACGCACACAAGATGCGTCAGCTCGCGGGCTGTCTTTATCTAGGCAGGACACTACTGCCTTTAATGCGGCTACGTACTGAGGTACATTAATTTGGGCTACCGATACTGTCATTGCCGTCGTTATCAGGATCTATATTGAATGAAGAGAAGTCCATGATATCCATATTATCACCGTCGAGGGTAATGCCCTGATTGATTAGAGCTTCTATGGCCTCTCTTCTCTTATCCTTTGCGTAGCTTTCAGTATAGCTATTGAGTACATGCACAGCACGCCACACTCGACTTAGGAACTTATCCATCTTCTCCTTATTTAACGTAGCGTAGTTAAAGGCGGCCCTGTACTCTAACACTATAGCTACATCATTTGGGTCATGTTTTATATAAGCATAGAGATAACCAAAGTCCAGCACTAGGGCCATATGGTCAGACATAACCAACATATCCACATGACTCATTGGATTAAACTGTACCCATTCGTAACGAAACTCACCTATACCGGTATCACTTACGATATCCAGATAACTCCTATCATTAATAGCTACCTGCTGGGCAAAATCATCTGTTAGTGGGAAGTTACTTAATGAAGCCTCGATGGCCTTCATGGGGTTATATAGCCCCAGTAATCGTAATATTTTATCCATTAATGTGACCAATAGCGGTGTATATTTGGCTTAGCCCGGCATGGTATATCGGAGCCCAGCACATCCTTAAGTATATAGTTACCTGCGCTCTCCATCTGATATAATGCAGCAGCGGCATAACGTTGTGCCAGCATAAACTCATCGAGCTGCTGACCAGTATAGTAGTCCTGATCCAAGATAGGTACTACTCGAGAGTTAACTACCTGCCATGCTACATAGCCCGGCACTAGTAGATTGATTTCATCGTGAGTAGCGTTGATAATACTAGCCCGCCGTTCTCCTGCATCTATAGTCTCTATAGCCTGCCTTACTCGCGGTAGTGAGATCTTCAGCATCTCACTACCTGAGCTCTGGATAACAGAATTAACTGCCTTTCGCCGCGTAGTACTTTTACCAGCTATACCCTTAGCATTATCCTCATTGACATTGATGAAGCGGCCCATAGCGCTACGAACCCATCGAGTACGGGAACATAGGCTCCCCGTAATCTCAATCCAGGTATAGAGGCCATGGAAACCTGTGAAGTACTGCTTGAGTAGACGCCCTGCCTCCTTGTCATCACAATTGAGGTCTGCTGCTAAACTACTAGCGCTACCGCCATATATCACTTTGAAGTTCATGATCTTACCCTTCTTCCGCCAGGGCGAGATGACAGGATCATCTGCACTCACAGTCCAGGGCTCGTTTACCATGCGCCGTTCTATATCCTTATTCAGGAACGTACTAGCGACTAGATGCTGATCTACCTTGGGGTCAGTATAGGTTAGACCCTCAGGCGACAGGGGGAGGGGCCGTATACCTCTATGGTACTCATCTTCGAGTACGTAAATCTCTGTAATAGCAGAATCCTTACTGAAGGCCCCCGCCAATCTTAATTCTTGACTCGAGAAGTCTACGCTTACCCATGCATAGCCTGGTGGGGCCTGCAGAGCAAAGCGACTATTCATCTTTATTTTCGTCATGCCTATATTGACTGAGGTCTATTACTCTAACCCTACCAGTATTAACATCATATAATAATGCCGTATCCTTCTCAGAGGGATAACGGTTGGCTAGTATACCGCGTAATCGTTTATTACTAATTGTCTTCAAACAAACTATCCTCCTCTATATCTACCATCAGCTCAACATTACTAATCTGCTGTGCATTGAATTTATTAGTATCTCCGCTACTAGAACTACTCATACGGCCTGTACTGGTGCCGATGGTCTGGTAACGGGCGTGGACATTACCTGTGCGCGGGTTAATAAGGGCCGCCCAGTTAGTACTAACCATCTTGGTCAGCTTCTTATATCGCAGTAGATCTGATATAACCTGAATACCCAGGTCGCGTATACCCTCCTCATTAGTGGCGCCATCCTCGTCATCCTCGCTATCTAGTTCCCGCAGCACTGTTTCTAGTGTCTTCTGCTGCAGGTTATCTAGCTCAACGGGGAGGAGCTTCTGGATACGACTCACTAAGGCAGTGGGGTTGTTCAATAGGACCGTTATCTTATCAGGTACTACTAGAGTCACCTGAGGGGCCCCCGAGTTCCAATCGACTACCTGATCTACGCTGAAGTCGAAGTGAGCACTCATACGCAGCTTATAATTATCTAGCTCTGATTGAGCTGTACTCAGAAAGTTGCCCATGACATTCATGTTAATGGGCAATCCATTCCATTCCATGCGCGCTATTTCCATAAAGGCGGCCTGGTCTATCTCTTCTACTTGGGGCATCTCATAGGTATAGAGTAATTCATTGCGTAGTAGAGTATAGGCCTCTAGCAGGAGGCTAGTGTAATTAGAATTACGAGGGGCCCCTACATCTAGAGCGGCGTACTGTAATTGAGCGGGTGTTAACTCACCTGACCAGTCACTACTAGCGAGTTCCTTATTCAAAGGAGTATCTAGTATATCACGTACTAGACTACCATAAGAATAGCCTCTAGTACGGCCCGCCTTGAATCCAGTAGCAGCGCCTATCTGCTGAAATAGCACCATAGCGCAGTATATATTATCAGGCCATACGCCCCACGTAGCTTGCGTTACTAGGGCTTCGAAGCGTGCGTTGAAACAGACCTTCCTGACACTATTATCAAGCCATATGTCCCGTATCTCAGTAGGCCAGTCTAGGGCGCGGAGATCAATCACATACGGTATTGTATTACCGGGCCAGTTAATTTGTAGCAGGCGGGCTACTAACGTATGGGGATCCAGTGCACTAGCTTGGGGCCCCCATGTTTCTACATCTGCATAGGTTTCATAGTCCATAGCGAGTAGAGGGCGGCCCCTTAGTTCTAGTAGTAGTGCATCTAGCTCCTCTCGAGTAGTGATATACTCTAGGTCAATTAGATCAGTATTAACTCTCATACACCACTCGAGCCGAAGCCGCGGGGGCCCCGCGCAGTAGCACCTAAGTCAACCTCATCTCGTACGAGATACTTAGATAAGTCCCCCATATCGGCTACCAGTTCGAATGTGAATTGGGCAATACGGGCCCCATCACCGAATAGATGAACATCGCAACTTCTATTCTCTAGTAGCACTAGGATCTCCCCTACGTATGTCTCCATATCATCGAGGCCCGGCGTATTAGCTACACTAATACCATGCTTAGCTAATCCTGAGCGGGGCTGGATACGACCAATACGCACTAGGCGACCTATACCCATCTCTACTAACTTATCCTGAGTTTCTTCAGGTAAACCAGGCGAGGTTACATAGAAGCCTGTATGGACAGGGACAGATTGACCTGGCAGCAGGACATAGAAGCCCTTCTCATCGAGTAGGCATGTTTCTAGTGCATCTTTTATATGACTATGCTCTACGAGACTCCCATTAACGAATAGATCACTCTCAGACTCTAACATTTTCTGTAGTGATAGATGCTTTAAGAGACACTCAGCTACGAACTTATGCTCTTCTGTGACGCGGGCCTTAAGATCATACCCACCATCCCGACTATTATTCTTAGTAGGGAGATAACGGTCTGCGGTAACGAATGTTTTCATAAAAAAGACCTGTCTAGACAGGTCAGGTAATAAGTAAGAATAAGGATTATATCTAGTGTGAACTATCTCGGTGTTTACCCATACCGAAAGCCCCCATGGAGCCTGCAGCGAGATCACGAAATATGTTCATTGCCATTTCGATAATCTGTGTCTGCTCTGGACTAATAGTACGATGAGTACTAAAAACAGCAAGAAATAAAGAGCATGAAGCACAACCTAATGCTAGGTAGAATGCAAGAGCAGTATCAGAAATGCGAGGCATGGTTAATAACGCGATAGGACGTGCTGAATGATACGATGACGTTGAATATCCTCTGGTTCGAAGCGTGTTATAGCTACATCATCAAGGCCCACAAATCTATGTAGCGCATCAGCTAGACCATTAGGTGCGCTAAGCTCTCCTAAATCAGCCTGTCCCAAATCGCCTATTACTACTACCTTACTGTTCTCAGCAACACGAGTTAATACTGCCTTGAGCCCATTGATAGATATGTTCTGGGCCTCATCTACTATGATTAGCGAGTTACGAAAGGAGCGGCCCCGAATGAGGCTAACTACTGTAGGAATAATATACTCATTCTCGATAGCGGCCTTAGCATCCCCCTCACTCATGAAGGTTATTAGATTATCCAGCACAGGCGCCGCGAGGGGCCATATCTTCTCTAGTAGAGAGCCCTTGAGATAACCGACATCACGCTCATCCTTAACACCAACATTAGGTCGTACGTATATAATTCTCTCTAGCCCATTCTCAGGCGCATTAATCATAGTAATAGCAGTATGAAGTGCAAGTAGCGTCTTACCGCATCCTGGCACCCCATTGGCTATGGTTATTGTATTGCGCTTGATGTTCTTAACAAATGCGCGCTGGTTTTCTGTAGCTGGGCGAATGAGAGTATGCGTACGGAAGACGGGGCCTGCGTTGTTTCTTCGCATGATAATGGTTTCAAGACAACCATTATCAAGTCATGCAGCAGGCCCCTAAGTGTAGGACTAACAACTCACGCCTACGCTCTGGAACTCACGCACTACAGGTTCTGCAACGGACACGCGATTGTGAATCATTTGCATCAGGTAGTGCTGTAAGTTATCCTCTGTGTAGGGTAGGCGTACCAGGATTTCATTGCCCAGTGAGTTAGTTAGAGTATGAACTAAGTGGATCTTATCCACTTCACGGTATCCCTCTTCGACATAACTGAAGAAGCGATATTCTGACACCTTCACCATACCGTAGTCAACCGACAGTACGTGCTGAGGCTGTACTTCCACATCGGACATAACACCCTGATCTGGGCACAGCGAAATAATCCAGTCCAGACTGCCTAGACGCAGAGGTTCGTCATTCTGTGTAACCACAGTACCAGGCGTCACTACACTATGCCACTGGCCATTATTATTCCAGGACGCGCGCTTATAAAGCACGATGTTACCGTCATAGGTAAGGGCTACCTCCTTACTAGCCACTAGATGTTGTAGATCTGCGGTAATCTTCTGGTCGACTGATTGCAACTTAGTCAGAAAATTAAGGATAGGGGTATAGTCGTACCCCTGGTCAATGAGCTGACTAAGGCGTTGACTCATACTTGGTGTTAGACGCATATTCTTGTAGTAATACGCGTTATTTCGCCACGTAACACTATAATCAGTAGCGCTTTGTAGTGGGTGGCTATCAAATTCAAAGTCAATATTGCGCGCTAGTGCATCAGATAACTGATTAAAGAGTGTCGGATAGGTGGGTTTGTCGACAGTAATAACGCTATCCCCATCGAAAAAGGATAGGCTATTACTCAACTGGACATAATTAAACATTAGGAATCTCCACTTAGTTTATATTGAGTTAGGCAACAACTTGGTCCAACGGACTAGGCCCTCCCAAGCTATTGCCCTGCACCTTGTAGTAAGCACTAATTAAGGGCATTATAGTATTAGTATCTACTACTTGGCTTTTAGTGTACTCTAGAAATGCACAGGCATCATAATAATCACCTAGTAGGTATTTAAGCCATACTATACATCTATTACTGCCAGCAGATTCATAAAGTCTCTTTCTTACATCACCATCTGCAGCTATTAAGCCATTGTCTATTAAATGCTGCATAAACATCCAGTAGCCATCATCTATTAGAGCCCGGACATTCTTATTGAAGTGTTCAGGATAGGGATAGGTTCTTATAAATGTCTGGATATCAGATAGTGGCCAAGCAGTAGTGCGCGATAGATATAGGTTATCAGCCCCATATTTTGCAGCTAGTTCATCGTGTTTATCCCTAGCCCACGTGTCTATATCGCGCCACTCGGGATAATGAACAGCAATAATCTCAGCCTGTCTAGGTGTCAGATAATATAGATTACTACTATCATCAGCATAATTCCAGTAAGTATATACACCACAATGCGTACAACTAGCACAATACACTGCCTTAGTTGGCAGATCACGATAGTCGACTACAGACAGGTGATTGTATATATCCTTAGCATAACGGGAGATATACGATTTATTAACTATGCGAATACCGCGCAGGTCGCTTACTCGTAAAGAATCGACTTTCTGTCCCTCTTGCTCCTGATCCTGATCCTGATCCTGCTTTCTCAGCTTTAAAGGTTTGATAGGTTTAATTAGGCCTGTTACACTCTGGAAGAAGCGTATATAGGGCCACGTGGTGTGAGCCCGCTCCTCTAAGTCTGTATTAGATAATATATCAGCCCAATCCTCACACTCAGTTACGTCTATCCATAAGATAGGTGTATAATTTGGTATACCAGTAGTAGCGCGAATACTTCTAGCATTATAGTGCCCGCGAGTTACAACTACTGCTACCCTTTGTATGTCTTCCAAGGTAATGCTATACGCCATACTTTCTATAACATTATCTGTTTTACATACAACACAAGTATTAGCATTTAGGCTTCCTGGCACTCGCGAATTATAACGGCGTATATTACGAAGCACACGATACGTATTATACCATTTCCCTTCGTTCATGTCTTCAGAACAGCCTATTAACCGCAGATTTCTACTACTCTTTACTATAAGGTGAATAGGTAATATAGTATTATCAACTGGCCCTGCTGGTTCATCCATAACGTTAATTTTAGTATTACAGTAGCGTGTACCTCTCCATGTAAAGTACTTATCACCCAGATACCACTTGTTTATGACACCAGTTGCTTTGGTTAACGAATCGCACGCCTCTATTTCTGCCTGTCTTCTGTCAACTAGATCTTTGATAGCGTTAAGAGATAACTCCTTCAGCTTCTCAATATTAGACTCTGACCACGCGAGGGTCTCGCGTTGTGGGGGCAGCTCCAGATAACCTATGGGTACTGGAATGATGACAGAATCAACAACATTATATGTCTGCTCCCAATTAGGATCTGTATTGTAGAGATTTATGGAGTACCCCTGTTCCTTTAGATAGGTAATAATAGTATCAAATACCTTACTATCTGAAATAGTGTAAGGTATACCGCCGATAGTAAAGCACAGCAGTGTGTATTTACGTTTACAAAAGGCCTTACTAATAAAGGGGCCGGGCGCGCCATATTCGTAGTCATAATCATTACGGTAATCCAATAGGCGACGAGTAGTCTCACCTCCCGTATCCTCAGGATTATAGATATTAGTAACGGCGCGGGACCACATTACTATACTCATAACCTCATTATAACACTGACGACGGTTGTGTTGTTCTACGATAGGAATGGCCACACGCGTGCCACTGCTGTCATTGGAGGGCCGACTATTTAATAGGGCAGCAGTAGGCATGCCATTATTAAGAGAACAGGCATAGATATACTCTATACCATTATGGATAGTCGTGACTGTAAATTGACTAGCGATAGCATAGGGGCTCTTGCTACCCAGGCCGTATCCGCCGCACTGAATATTATCACCTCGCTTAGTGCTAGTCATAAATGTAAAGAAACCCGGCGCACGTTCAGGACTAATACCGATGCCATAATCACGAATGATGAGCTGGTTAGACTGCGGCTCTAAAGAACTTATAGCTGGTAATGTAATGTCAACGGGATGATTAGGGCGCCCCGCCTCGACATTAGCATCGACAGCATTAGTGAATATCTCACGTATGACAGCCGTTAGCTTATTAGTATACATGCGGGAGGTCAATACCTCCATTAGGAGGCGCACACCTACCTCATCGGTAGGGAGCTGATAATTAACTAGACTCACATTAGTGTTAACAGTGTCTAGATTCTTACATAATTCCATACAATAAAGCCCCTCTAACGGAGGGGCGGTGTAGTTAATTAATTGTTGTGTTTAGATAGAATCCCAACCGTCTACTACCTTAGCGGGGTTACGGTATATAACACCACTCTCAAAGAAGTTATCTCGAGTGATGGAGTCTTCACCAGTAGTAGCGGCGAATCTATCAAGGTGGGCGTAGGGATTGCGGCTATACTGGCGCCCCTCAAATACAATAGGTAAGCCTATTGCGCGGGCTCTAATATTACATAGATACTTAGCATATTGTTCAATAGTAGTAGCACTAATACCATTCACACCAAGTCCAATATGGAGGCCCCATTCAATCTCATACTCAGCGGCCTTACGGAATAGATCCATAATCTCATCCGTATCCCACATGAGTGTACCCTCAGCTAGGCCGGTACGAATTATATTAGCGATTAATTTAAGGTGGGTCTGTTCATCACGCTCGATGAGCTTAATGATATCAGCTGTAGCGGACATATAGCGCTCATTAGCTATAGCGTAGAATAAGCGGAAGCCCGGAAAGAAGTATATACCCTCTAGTAAGAAATCAGCAACTATACTAATAGTATAATTCTCCATAGTCATATCATGAATATACCTATCATAGAGACTCTGGATATACTCACAGCGCCTCAATAACACAGAATCCTCCCGCCATAACTCGTAGATATAATCTCGCTTATCCGTGGGGATTACAGTCTCGATAATATATGCGTATGACTGAGAGTGTACCTGTTCCTGTGATAACTGCTCGCCCATACATATACTAACCTCAGGTGCAGTAATAACAGGCATAAGTAGCGGTAACACGCGGGTCTGTAGACTATCCAAGAAAGTGAGATAGGATAACATACCATCGAAGGCCCGCCTCATATTAGGGGGCATCGTGACATAGTTATTAATATCAGGCGTGAGATCAGTAGCTTGAGGAATCCATATATTGGCCCTCATCTCTGTAAAGAGATGGCTGGCCCATTTGTATTTGACATCCTTTAGATTAATGATATTAGTGGGGTTACCACCAAATAATCTACGCTTCTGGGGGCTATCGTCACCATTGGGATTAAAGATAGGGGGGAGATGTACTTGCATTAATTTAACGTGGCTTAACCACGAATTGATATGGCTCGGGCCCCTCTGCTTTCAACAATACGTGACTGCTAGGTACGGTAGTATTGGCAGTAGAGCACAGTATATGAAGAGTATCAGCAGTTAGAGGTAACGAGGCACGTCTCTCAATTAATAAACTCTGGAGGGGTACTTCTAGTAGGAAATCTTCTATCTCTTCTAGAGTGGCATAACGCTGCTGATCTATAAAATATAGATCATATATTAAGAATATACCACTATATCTACCCCATACTACTAGATCTCCGCCCCATGCGCGCATACACGCTGATATAGTCGTGGTGTCATAATCAATACTTACGGGGCCAGAACCAAATACACCATCTATAACGTATAGAGCGCAGTCTTGACCGAGGGGTAACTCATACCAACTATACATACCCAGGGCCCGCGCTTTGCTATAATCACTGCACTCGGTAAGGCGCGGGGCAGGTATAATAGCAGGCAGAGCCGTAGTAAGATAATCAATAGCTAGTTCCTGACTGACATCGTCTCCTAGTTGATAATTAGTGAAATTAGGAGGGGTCTGTAATATTAACCCCTGACTAGTATGGCCATTGTAACTACGTATCTTAACTCTATAGCCAGCTTTATAGGGCCCTAGCCCATTCCGTAGAATAGAGCCAGGGGCCACATAAATACATAGACTACCGACTGCAAACAGTCCGCGTTGCACTATTACCTGGCGATGTTTAATTATAGCCAGCTCTATTGTATTGCCGAGAGGGCGGAGGGCACGGATCTCATCAATATAAGCGTGCATCTTGGGGTGCTTTAGGTTCTACATTCGTGATTAAGCTCAACTCCTCTTTGAACTCAGCGGCTAGTTCTTGAAGCTCATCATCGAGCTCCTCCTCCTCCTCGTCGTCATAATCAGGTAACTCGAGTACCCAAGTAGTAGCAAGGCCCATTAACTTAGTAAACTTAGCATAGGCCTTCTGCCCATCCGGGTCACCTACTGTACGAGGGAGGGCCTTATAGACTAAGCTCCGGAGAGCCTGAAAGTCATCTCGACTGAGGATATTAAACTCGAAATCGGGGGCCTCTGGTAACTCAATAGTTAGTAGAATATCACGCAATAGAGCTAACTGAAGGGGCACATTACGGCGGGTACTATGTACAACATCTAGTAGAGTCTTACGCTCTAGTCTGTCATAGAAGGCTTTAGTAGCTAGCTCAGGTGTCTTATCCCCGGCTGCTACTGAGTTAATGAGAGTAGTGACATAACAATTGTCTTCTGCACCGAGTAGACTGATAGCGACATCAGTAGTGACTACCTTACCGGCGACCATATTAAAGACGTTACGTACGAGTTGATTATCCATATATCTCCAGATAGTGACAAAAAGGGGCGGCTCTCGCCACCCCAAGTAGGTGTTAGTGATTAGGTGGGGTCGTTGACTCTAGACCCCAATTCTTCTTGATGATAGCCTTGTATAGATTATCTCTAATCATTGCTTGCCTCATCATATCCTTGAGCATATGGCGAGTCTGCTCTAGCGACATCTTATCAATAGTATCTGCCGTAGCGCGCAGCCGTAATTCTTGCTCAAGTGTTAGTGAATTTGTATCCTTCGTATCCATTGGTACTTCTCCTAGTTTAACTAGCGCAGGATTGGCACTCATTCTTCTCAGTTACCTTATCCTGCCATATACTCCGCACGTAATATAATGTCTTGAGGCCCTCACGCCACGCCTGCAGATAGACATCATTTAGATCCTTAGCAGTGGTTACGTAGTCGAGGCCATAGGCATGTTCATTGAAGTTGAATAACAACTCAGTGCTGAGACCAGTATCTATCCATTTCTGAATAACTGCTGCAGCAGAGACTACGACACTGGGATGAGTATAGCGGCTCTCTTGATAAAAGTGAAATGCTTCCTTGATATAGAGTGGGACAATGGTATTAATGCCCGCCCCATTCTTATCAATGGTAAGACGAGAGAAGACAGGTAAGAAGGAGGCTGTGGTGCCCTGTACCAACGAGGTGCTGGAGTTAGGAGCAGTAGCCAGGATGTGAGAATTACGAATACCCGATACGATTATACGCTCCATAAGGGCATACCATCTCTCGGGGTCGGTGCTATTATTGCTGACCCACTCCTTATCACGACCGCCTAGGATAAGACCCTTACTCCACTCACTACCAGGGAATGCAGGATAGGCCCCGCGCTCCTCTGCTAGTTCTACACTAGCCTGAGTAGTATAGAAGCAGATGTCTTCGAATAGTTTCTCTATGACATCGAGATCCTGATACTTAAGGTGTCTAATAGCTAACCAGTCAGCCAGTCCCATGACACCTACACCTATGGTACGATAGCGGTTTACATGAGCGCGAGCCTCATAAGTAGGGCTAGTAGTAAGATCACATGCGGCATCTAATAGACGAACAGCCATACGGCTGACATCAGCCATCTCATCGTCAGTAATACGAGGTAATACTAACGACAGAAGCATACAGCAATGTGAGTAGCTGCTATTGAATAAACTATATGACTCAACGCATAGGTTTACTCCACCGATAATACCCTCATGCTTATTAGGGTTAAGCGCATTAATGCGGTCTTTAAAAGCCACATAAGGAGTACCTGTCTCAAGTAGGAGCATCAGCATCTTCTTCCATATAGCCTTAGCGCTGACCTTTTTAACTACGTCGAGCGGAGGAGCGGAGGAGTTGATATACGTTTCGATGACGTGATAGGCATTGGTAAATTCATCGCCGTACATATCAGCTAATTGATATCCAAATACATTCTTGATTTCAGTAGGGCACACTAGGTACCAGTCCTCATCGAGAATTACTCGACGCATGAACTCATCAGAGATAATGAATTGCAGCAGGATATCACGAGCCTTCGTATGTTCACTACCAGCATCACCCCGCAGGTCCATGTACTCAAGGAGGTCAGCATGCCATACGTCTATACCTACGGTACAGGCCCCTGCGCGTACACCGCGTTGATTAGTAGCGACGATGGTAGCATTGATAATCTTAATCCAAGGGCATACACCGCCACTGGCGCCCTTCTTCTTACGAATACGACTACCGCGGGCCCGCACCTTACTAATGCGTACGCCTACCCCACCGCCATTAGCACTCATTGCTGCTAGCTGAGAGATATTATCGAAGATACTCTCGCGACTATCATCGATATCGATTATATGACAACTACTGAGGCTACCATCGGCCTGACGCAGATTACTCATAAGAGGAGTGGCCAGGCTGATCTTACCGAGGCTGAGTAGGTCATAGGTCTTATGAGCAAAGGTCATGCGCTCGTGGGCGGGCTCCAGCATACTGAGTAGTAGTGCTTGTGTTAGCCACATCTCCTGTAGTAACTCACCCTCTAGGAGATAACGCGAGACGAGAAGATCAGCGCCGCTTATATCAAAGCGCATATCGCGCTCTGGGTCTATCCAGGTGCCGGCTTCAGCAATGTCATTAGTACTATACAAGTCTAAGAAGTTCTTTATTAGGTCTCCTTCATAGAAGCCCTCAGACCTCAGGTACTCGAAGGCCACTGGATAATTACCATAGAGATAGCCGCGGCGGGCCTTAACCTTACGCCGCCAATCCCACATACGAAGGCGACCACTGACCTTCAGCCAATCAGGGTAATGCAAATCGGCTAATTCAGCTGCTGATCTAATCAGACCATTCTGTATCGCTTCTGTAGTGATATCATCATTAAAGCGACGACTAAGTCGCCGAGATAACTTATAGGGATCTACCTCTAGGCCCTCGCAGGCCCAGTTAATTACCTCGATAGCGCGATTGGGATCATACGGGCTTACTCTACCATCTGTGTGTATAACGTTGATTTGCATATTATTGTTGCTGGCTGTTTCTTATGCTATTTAATAGATCGAGCCGTTCTTGCTCTTCTGCAAACTCCTCAGTAGACAGATCTACCTCTCTACGGAACTCTTCCTCTAGTGTGCTATCTACGATAGTTAGTCGTCCATCAAATAGAGCTGGAGCACCAGTAGGAGTATAATTATTGTTAATCCCCATACTAACATCACTGCCCATATCACTATGCCCATCAGTATGACGCGGGACACTATAGAAAATGTCATTCCTAGATTGCTGGGGCATATAACCCGCATCCTTAAGATGCTTACTCATATACTCATTGATAACTTGCAGAGCCTGCTTGAGACTAGCTATACTACTTGTCAACTCTGATAGCGTCATATTCGCTAATTGTGCCTTATTCGGTGGTGTCACCTTATACTGAGGTTGTGTTGTCTTGTTTGTCATACATGCTCGTCGTTAATTGTTTCTTCGGTGTCATCACCTGCTGCGTTGTCTTGGTACTCCGACAACTGACTGTAAATAGAATCTAGCATACTCTGGTTAATACCAGCACGAACTGCTGCTAGGCCCTGAAACTTAGTACCATCAGGTAGGGTATAGAAGGCCCCACTACGAGTAACTATACCAGTCTTAACAGCCTGACGTACAATGTCGCCCACTAGATCCACGCCCGCCAGCAGGTTCCCATTGGGGCCTGTATAGGGTAATAGTAAATCTAACTCTGCCTCACGAAAGGGGATAGCTACTCTATTCTTAGTGTTCTTGACTGTAATAGTCATACCAGTTATAACGCCCCGCTGTTTAAGGGGATCTCCTCGTCCTAGCCGTAGTTGTATAGCAGCATTATAGGCCAGGGCCTTACCACCAGTGGAGCCGACGGGGGCCCCATAACTACCTACCTTAGTGCGATACTGATTAATCAACACTACGGTAGCACCAGTCTTATTAGCAGCATTAACTACTTGAGGTAACTTCTTACTAAGCAGACGGGCCAATTGAGCAACAGTAGCATCAGCAGAGCCCTTCTCCATCTCAACAGCGGATATCATATTCGCTACTGAATCAATAACGACTATTTTGACTAGACCACTGTTTAATAGAGTAATAAGACTATCCATACCCTCCTCCCCTGTATCGGGGCGGAACATGGCTATCCGATCCATATCCATACCCATCATCCTGGCATAACCAACCTCGAATGACTTCTCGTGATCTAACCACGCTGCCCAGTATCCCTTAGCCTGTAATAGACTAACGCACTGTTTCATAAGTGTGGTCTTACCTACACTAGTCTCACCTGCAATCTCTACTATTTTACCTGCGGGCCACCCACCTCCTAATACATAGTCCAATGAGAATATACCACTGGGTATAAAAGTAGTAGGCTCGATAGAACTAGTAGAGCCGAGGCCCCCCATGTAATTAAGGCACTTTGCTCTAAGCTCAGTATCTAGCTTTCGAGCAAGCTTAAGTTGCTCTGAGATTTCATTCTTAGCCATATTTATATCTCAATAAATTAACACTCCGCTCACGCGCGCTGCAAGACTAATCGTATAGCCAGAGAACGCGCGGGGCTCTATTTCTAATTGTGGGCCTCTACCGTATCTGCAAATAACATAGCATCAAGTGCACGTATCATTGTATATTTATGCGGCGTGAGTAAACCTGACATAACTATAGTAACCAGAAGTATTATAATAGTCTCAAGATAAATACAAGGGCGACGCCGATACCTAGATAAGCTAATGGTTTTATAAATAGGCACGACGTCAGATAATACCATGTCCCCTACCACCATGTCTTCTATGCGGCGCAGGAACAGGGCAAGGTTATTCGTCTTATCTATCTTCTGTATATGGATAAGCCTATATACGGCGGGCAAGGATATAATAGGTATATCCCTTGCACCATTAGTATCAGTAATAGTAAAGGTAGCGCACTCCTTAGGATTTAGCGCCTCTGTGCTACGGAGGCCTAATACATTGAGTATGTCGTCCTTTACAAACCAGGGTTGCTTACATTTGATAATTACCCGTATCACGGTACTATTAAAGATGTAAGTTCTTATGTTAGGCATGGTTTATTAGATTACAGGCTATGGAGTGAAGAGCCTATCATTAACCATTATTCTTTATGTGGTCTAATAGAGCCATAATTAGCCTAAGTAGTAAGCTTTGGTTTTATCCATAACGTCGATCCATCAGATGTCCAGCATAGAATCGCAAGCTCAGGCCACTTCATCTGCAGAGCTCGGAGCTCTGCAGATGAGAATACTGACTCCTGCCCTTCGTATCCAAGGATTTCATCTAAAGGCTTAACCTGATTGTTACTGATATCATTGTTGTAAGCTAATGTGTGGGTTTTATTATCCATGCCGCGGATAGATAGCAACCACTTCTCGAAATCATCCGTAGGGCAATTATTATCCTCTAGAATTACAGCTAGATCATCTGCTGATACCCACAGTCTATCTGACTCCATGAGCTTTGAGTAAATACTACAATTGAGTACCTCCCCTAAGGACACAGCGTCTATATACACATTACTGTTATCAGCTAGTCCGTATACAACCCTGTCATTATAAATTGCCTTTAATTCTTCCTTGACATCCTCACCGCCGTAAACGGACGGTGATTCCCAAACCTCACGATTTAGGTTTCTGCTTCTTTCCCTTGCGGGGTTCCGCACCTGCCTTAACAGATTTACTCTGTTCTGGTCTTATGGTCGCTCTACAGACTGACACCGCAAGCCCTGCGGCCAAAATGTTTTTACTCGCGTTAATATCTCGGTCATGGTGTGTCCCACAGTCTGGACAATCCCATTCTCGAACATTTAACGGCATCTTTTCGACAATATACCCGCAATTACTACACCTTTTAGAGCTAGGAAACCATCTATCTATTTCGATGTAATTTCTCCCATACCAACGGCATTTATAGGCTAATTGTCGGGTGATTTCTCCCCAGCTTACATCAGATATTGCCTGAGATAATTTCGGGTTTTTGACCATATTCTTTACAGCTAAATTCTCAACCACAATCGTTTGGTTTTCACGAACTAATTGAGTGGTTAGCTTGTGTAAATGGTCTTTTCTACTATCGGTGATTTGAGCGTGAATTCTGGCTACTGTGATTCTCGCTTTTTCCCGATTCTTTGAGTCTTTTTTCTTCCTAGAAAGATTTTTTTGTGCCTTTCGCAGTCTCCGATAATGTTTCTTAAAATGCTTGGGATTAGACACTTTATCGCCGTCGCTGGTAATGACAAGGCTACTAATTCCTAAGTCAATTCCGATGGCTTTATCGGTTGGGGGTAATGGCTTAATCGTTGGGTCATCAAATCTAATTGAGATATGCCAGCGTCCAGAAGGATGTAATCTGACTGTTACTGTACTTGGCTCACAGCTTTCTGGTATTTGTCTTGACCATCGAATAGGTAAAGGTTCTGTGCATTTAGCTAAATAGATTTGTTTGTCTTTAAATTTAAAAGCTGATTTGGTAAATTCGGCACTTCCTCCCTGATGTTTTTTCTTAAAGGTGGGATACTTAGTACGACCAGCAAAGAAGTTAGTAAAAGCTGTTTGTAGGTGTCTTAACCCTTGTTGTAAAGGTACACAGCTAACTTCGTTTAAAAAGTCTAATTCTTCTTGCTTTTTCCAGTCGGTTAGCATTGAAGAAGTTTGAGCGTAGCCTACTCTTTCTTGCTTTTCGTACCATGCTTGTGTTCTGAGATGGAGAGCTTTGTTGTAAACCAATCTTACACAGCCCAATGTGCGCCGCAATAGCGACTCTTGTTCGGGTGTTGGGTAAAATCGGTAAGAATAGGCTTTTTCCATGTCTCACATTTTAGCATATATTTCGTAAACGATGCTCATATTTAACAGTAAAGCCGTCGTAGAACGACGGGGTTTCAGACCCAAAATTTTCCATGATGCTCCTTGATATGATAATTTTAATCTAGGAATACCTCGGTCTTCAAACTGAGTTTTCCATTTATCAATAAAACTTAGAGAGACATTGAGTATGGGGGCGACCGTCGGTTAAGATACAAGGTTTTTGAACCACCAGCTTGAAAATCCTGCAGCTGCTTGGTCAAACAGGCCGCTAAACCCCTTACCTTGTCTATACACATTTATTCAGCCAACCCTACTTAAATCTCTGCAAAAATTGCCCCTCGTCGAATTAAATCCTGTTTTTGTTCAGGAGTGATTCCCGTTGCATCGATAAAGATAGCGTTTTTAACGTTAGCCCAACTCAATTCAGCCCCACTCAGATTAGCTCGACTCAAGATAGCATTACTCAGGTTAGCCTCATTCAGGAAAGCCCCCCACAGAACAGCCCCTCTCAGGATAACATTACTCAGGTCAGCTCCAATCAGGAAAGCCTCACTCAGATTAGCTCCATTTAGAATAGCCCCACTCAAGTTAGCCTCACTTAGGCTAGCTTCACTTAGGTTAGCCCGTTTTAAGTTAGCCCGTTCTAAGTTAGCCTGTCTCAGATCAACCCTTCTCAGAATAGCCCCACTCAGGTCAGCCTCACTCAGGTCAGCCCCACTCAGGTCAGCCTCACTCAGGTCAGCCCCATTTAGGTTAGCCCCACTCAGGATAGCCCCACTCAGGAAAGCCCCACTCAGGTCAGCCCCACTTAAATCAGCCTGTTGTAAAGTTATCTTATCTATTGTTCCCTCTTGAATTGCCTTAATTAATTCGGCTTTTTCAATAACTTTTGCATCTGTAGTGAGCTCTATTTTTGTGACGACAATATCGTCTGATTTAATATTGAGAAAGACTCGCAATTCCCCTGATTGATGTAAATCTGCTAGGTGCTGGAGCCCATCTTCTGAACCTTCTAAAAATAACCGAATACTGCCTTTAAGTTTCATAATAGAAATCATTCCTTTTTGCTCTGTTTGTAGATTTGGTTTGACCAGTTTAGCATTCATCTGGACGGTGCTCCTGTCTCTGGCCCAGCTCGAGCTGGGCTCAATTAATTAACCTTACCTTGGCTTCTATAGGACAGCGAGGCGCTGCTCTAGGTGTTAGTTAGTAACTTTAAAGCTAGGTGAATGTTATTGTCATCTTCTTCAGACCACTCTCCTCCAGACGCCTGGCGGGCTTCCTTTAGCTTTCGTCCGCAGTAACAACAGTAAACCATACCGTTCTCTGAAGGGGTGCCGTTGTTAACGACAAACTGGTGGGCACATGAGGTATTCCAAGCCCCTTCTTCCTCCCAAGTCCAAGTACAATAAGGCACTTCTTTCTCAAACTCTATAGCTTCTTCTACTGTCTTAAAGGGTCCGTGGAAGATGACCGTATCTTCTTCTGCCTCGGACTTGTCGGACTCTGTTAGTAGTTGAACATTAAATCTGTTGAGGTACTCTGTTGTGTACCAGTGCGGTTTGTCGTTAATCATCAGAAAAATGGGTCTGAAACCCCACCCTTTAGCTATTACCTTGGCTTCTATAGGACAGCGAGGAGCTGCTCTAATTCTTCGATACTCTTTTCAGCGAGAAGATCATTCTTCTTACGCTCAATGAGGGCCAGTAAGTTCTGTCGATTCTCTTCTATAGCAAGGGCCTGCTTAGTGACCTCAGTGCGGTCCTTAACATGAGCAATGACAAATTTGACTATGTCGAGCTTTCTTTGTAAAATAATAATCTCGTTGCTATCATCAACGAAGTCTACGCCACCGCAGGCCATGATACGCTTGTTAAGCTCAATAGCAACATTATTAAGAGAGGGTGTATTGGGTGATCTAGACCTGAGGTTAAGACAGAATAGATCCTCAAGCGTGAGGTCACCGCTAACAGAGGGAAAGCGGTACCGACCAACGAGAGCACCAATAATGATATTGAGTTCCATAGTTCCTCTAGAATATGACTTTGAAAATACGTTTACGTGTGGAGCTATCCCCCACGCGGCATGTGAAACTAGCGCGAGTGGTGCTAGAGAAGCCTAGGCCAGCAAGTCCATTAGGAGTACTGTTGACTGGTACCATGCTACCTAGTAACTCGAACACGCGCTTGTGATCTCGTAGTAGATCAGCGCGAATAAACTCATTAAAGAAGGGACGGATGGGCCCCTCGGGTACAGCCTTATCTAAGAAGATAAAGAAGTGTAGATTACCGCACTGTGTATCCCCCCAGTGATTAGGACTGGTAGTAATGAGGCGGACCTTCTGCCACTGATTAGTGCCCATACCCCACGTAGTAAGAGAGCGGCCTGTAGCACTAGATGGTTTAAGTAAACCACTATCTGTATCTAATTTTAGCACGCCATTAACCATACTGAAGCGAGCTACGTTTACAGTTTTTCCAGTAGGCATCAGGGTTTTATACGTGAAGGTGTAGAACTGACCTCCCTCTGTCTCGATATCTACTTGGAAGCCGATATCAACGCTACTACGTCTATTAAACTGATTAACAGACAATAGATACTCAGCATTAGGTGCCTTATTGGCAAATGCTATATTCTCAACGGGGGTATTAGTTAGAGAAGAAGTACTGGCGTTAGCATCTACATCGAGCTCACCGCCACAGGCCTTCTTACTTCCGTAGTAGATTCTATTGCGGTCCCACTCGAGATGAAGGTCTAAGTCATCAGTATTATACCACATCAACCGGCAGCACAGGGCCCCATCTACCTTACCGCCAGCAGCCTTGACACGCTGACGACTACTATCAGCTAACTGATTATTGTAGCTCCAGCCCATACCATTAGGCCACTGGAAGAAGCTAGGGGTATCCGTATCTACAGGAGCTGTCATAGTAACTAAATTATTTATTAGTTCATCTTCAAATAGGATCTCCATAGATGTGATATGAGGCACTACGCTGCTAAGGAACTCGCTGAAGCTAATATCTTGCTGAGTAATACGCGGGTTAGCCACTACAAGCATATTGTTGAAGAAGTCATTCTCGATGATCGTTGGTAGCCTATCAACATATAACCACTGGTCAATAGGGACATCATCGATAGTAGCCTGACGACGTTCTAGACTAGATTGACTGAAGCCCATAGCGAGAAAATCAGTCCGGGCTCTAGCCTTCATATTCTCAGTGACGATGGCAGTAGGACGCCGATAGTTCTCGGGGGCCACCTTACTCTCATAAGATGTAACAGCCTTATCTAGATCGCGTCCCTCACTAATATCAGTCAGCAGAGTACCGATGGCTGTATTGCGGATATGGCTAAATTTAGCAGACATGACCCAGCAGAAGGTTTCATGCTGCTCCTTAGTAAAATTAGGATTACGCAGGTGATTCTGGCGATTGGCCTCTTGTAGGGCGAGAAACTTAGTTAACAGGGGCTTAAACTCATTACCGCGATAGAGAGCGCCTTGATTGATGAGTTCGAGGACAGTATTCACTGAGTCAATAGAGATCATTTCTAGATCTCTCTTGAGGCCCGCCGCCCTATTACGGGCATCACTCTGACTACCATTTACATCACTGGAAGCATAGGCTGTAGGAAACTTATAGTATAGATGGTGCCACTTAATAGTGCTGCCGTCCTCTAGACGCTGCAAGTCACTTGCGTGCCCTACGGTCAATTCACTACGGTCTAATAAGAACGTGTCTCGAATGCGGGCCTCTGTCACTAGAGCATTGAGCTTATCAACTACTCCCTGTAAGTAACCTGGTACAGTTACATTCCACATACTGATGAGATTATAATTCTCATCTGGTTTAACGAGGCCCCCCGCCTTCTTAATGAATTGTCGACAGGCCATACAGTTATGCGCCTGTCGCTCGTGTGGGGGGAAGGCATCGAGGTAGGTCTGCCAGAGTACATCTCCTGGTACGTCGACAATAAATAAGGGCTGCTTATCCTTACACATATTGTCTAGCTGTTTAACGCATGCAGCCTGGATATCACGGAAATCAATTGTAGTAATCATAAAAATACGGGGTCCACCCCCGTTGTTATAGTTTCCACGTCTCTCCTTTGAAATATTTTGATGCACAAATAGGAAAATTGGCCCTGATTATTTCTAGAGCTATATTTAAGCATTGTTCATCACTATACAAAGGTTTTTCTTCTTTAATTGAATTAATTAAAAATTCAATTATGGTAATCTCTTCCATAGCTATCTCCTGTGTATTTGTGGTAGAGAAGCTCCTTCAAATGAAGGGGGCCCTGCGTGATAAATATTTTACACAAGAATTAAAAACCTGTGCTATAATAGTAGAAGGAATGGCTAAGGTTCCTTAAACCGCCTATCGGCGGTACCGATGACCTCCTATTTACCGCCCTCTCATTTGCCTTAATCAGTTGATTGATGTAGGCATCAGAGAGGGGCCGGTATCTATAGATTAAAAGACACAGTGAGCCGTGAAGTTCGAGCGGAACAGGGTAAACCCATACGCTTCACCTCCGCACGCCGTGCCCCGCTAAGTAGTAATACTGATTGACGCTCCCATCGCTAAAAGCGAGGGATTCCCTGTTCATCCAGTTACCTTATCTATTAAGCTTTCACCTAATAGACAGTGGGTAGTCTGTCCGAGGGCTTGAATTTCTGTCCGCCCGACAGTATTTGCTTTTTGAAGTATATTGATAGCGGCATTTTCATCTCTGTCCAGAACACAACCACAAGAACATATATGAGTTCTTACAGACAATGTTTTCTTGACAATCGAACCACAATTAGAACACTCTTGACTTGTATATTGTGGATTTACCGCTACCACAAACTTCCCGTGTATTTTTCCAAAGTAGTCTAACCAATCGGTGAACATTGACCAACTTGCATCAGAAATTGATTTCGCAAGTTTTCTGTTTTTCACCATATTAGAAACCTTCAAATCCTCATAGACTACCAAATCGTTAGATTGGATTAACGCTTTTGCTGTCTTAACGGCAAAATCTTTACGTTGTCTAGAAACTTTTAAATGAAGGCGGGCTACTTTAGATTTCTGCTTTAACCTTTTTTGGCTTCCCTTTTTCTTTTTGGAGAGTTTACGCTGTGCCTTTTTCAGTCGTTTTTCGGCTTTACGGAGGAAACGAGGGTTATCAATTTTATCCCCATTAGAGTCGGTCAAGAAATGGTTTAAACCTAAATCAATCCCTACTTCCTTTCCTGTAGAATTAAGCAGTTCTACTCGTTCAAGGTCTAAGACAAATTGACAATAGAATCCGTCAGCCCTTTTAATAAGCCTAACTCTTTTGATTAGGGGCTTATCTAGAATTTCACGATTATAAGAGCCAACTAGCTTTAACTTACCAATTCCAGTTTTATCTGTTATGTGGATAGACTTTTTATCTTCTAACAGTTTCCAGCCAGAAGTTTTGTACTCCACAGACCTTGAGAACTTCTTGAATTTAGGGTAGCCTTTTTGAGCTAAACCTTTCTTACAATTGTCATAGAAACGAGATATAGCAAACCAAGCTCTTTCGGCACTAGCTTGACGAGCCATAGAGTTAAGATTACCTACAAACGGAGTGTCTGAATCATTACTCAACGTTGTTACAAATTTGCAAAAAGAAGCATAATTTACCTTATCTTCTCTGTGAGAATCCATCCAGAGTCTAATGCACTTATTCCGAATGAACTGTCCTATTCTAATAGCTTCTAAGATAGCTATTTGTTGTTGTTGTGTAGCTTTAACCTTAAACTCTATGACTCGCATTGACCCGACCTCTCAATGTGTTATGTTATCACTATATCATCTCACCGTACAAGTTGTCAATAGGCATGGAACCCAATTACTTTAAGACCCGCAGGGCTACGTTTAATCTTACTGTTCATATAGTGTTGGTGACTAAATATCGGAGAAAAGTATTCAAGAAAGAACATTTAGAGTTCTTAAATGAGGCTTTTAAGTCTATTGCTGATAAATGGGATGCCAGTATCGTAGAGTTTAGCGGTGAGTCTGACCATGTCCACATTCTTTTAACTTATCCCCCCCATAAATTACTAAGCGGGTTAATTGCTAATTTGAAATCTACTTCAAGCAAGCTTTTGTGGGATAACTACAGTGACCATTTAAAGAAGATTTACTGGAAAGACAAGAGAGTATTATGGACAGGAGCTTACTTTGTGGCTAGTTGTGGTGGCGTTACGATAGATCAACTTAAAAAATATGTGGAGAGCCAAGACTCCCCAGAATATTAATCGTGCTTCGCCGTTCTATACTGGTCGGCTTTTCATCTCATCGGTAAAACCGAGAGCCTTCAAACCGACATTTCAAGTAAACAAGATAGGGCTAAATGTACAAGACTTGACACCGGTTACATCAAGCGCGGTAGGTTAATTCTGACTCTAGTGGACGCCGCCAGCGAGTAGGACGGAGGGAAACATCCTCCGTTACGCTGGTGCGCCAGACCTATTGTGCCTCTGGGGTGACTCAGTTCTAATCTACATTAATCTAAGCCGGGTTGTAGAACCACGGCTGTATTGTTGTATCTATTCACCTAACAGACATTGACCATGTTCAACCAAATACGGTACGTAAACAAGGCAGCGTTGAAGGCACTGAAATCAATCCTGCGAGATAAGGCCTATCAGGCTTCTAAACAGGGGGATTACCTAGTTCTGCGCGCGGCCCGTAATTCTCACTTATATCAGCTATTACACCTAGTTGGATTCTTTGAATTTCACGTTACGAATACCCAGCGACTCATCGTTGGCCTCCATCAGGTTGTCGCCTACGCTTACTGGGGGTGGAAGGCCTACCGCAATGGCTTCCTCGCTCGTCGAGGAGAGGTAGAGGTACACCACATTGATGATAACCCTCTCAACAACCATCCCCGTAACCTTATCTACGTATCGCCGATGGAGAATTGCCTTGTGGCTCAAGCAATCCGTAGTGAGTGCGGTAGCCGTGTACTACACGGTAAGACTATTCCATTCAACCGGCAAGGACGTCTCGTTAAGAACCCCACCGCGTACTTTGTAAGTATTGTTAAGTTGAGCATCGAACGCACCTTCGCTGCACTCGGTCTACAGGTGGAGGCAGTGAATGTGCTACTCGAGCTGCCCCGCGACTTCGGCATCGCTCGAGTGAGTTGGGCCCCGCGCTTCTTCGTTAACGCCCTCCGTAAACTCGGGTGGCAATACGGCTAGGCTCTTAAAGTCCTCTATATCCATAGTAACGACGCTTCGATTATTATGAGTAGTAATAAATAGACGGCACCCCTGCGCCTGGGCAGTAGCCCACTCATCTTCAGTAGGGCCTAGTGTATTACGTCGGGCCACTCGCGTCTTATGCTCTATACGCCAGGTCTCCCCATCTATAACAATAGAGCCATCCCCGTCTCCGAAGATGGCCCCACTAGCCACTGTTGCTCTTGCACCTAGATTCCGTAACACTCGCCTCTCAGTGACGCGCCCTATCTTCGATGCAGTGTTAATCTGCTGCGATGCAGTGTTAATCTGCTGCGATGCAGTGTTACTCTGCTTGCGAGGAGGCGGAGGGGGCTTCTTATATGCGGGGTGACTCTTAATAGAGGGGCTACCAGCCAGTGGTAAATAGGCCAGCTCACCCTCTCCTATCTCAGCTCTACATCTATGACATGCTATATCCAGATTACGGCAGGCCTGCTGCCACTCTAGTGGACAGGTCATGCTACGCCGGCGTATACTAACTGTAGCGGTACGGACGCAGTGCCTACGGCTGTTAGTTCTACCCTAGCATTGACTATGTCTACGTTATTAAAGTGATAGGAGCCAGCTACTACTTTTGGTAGATTAATAATAGTGCTACCATTATTAATAACAGTGAGGTTAACAGAACCTGTCTCACACGAGAGGGCTATTACCTGTAGCGCAGTAATATCGATTAGATCAATTGATACTTCTGCGCCGGGGCTCAGGGTTAGAGTAACCGTGCGGGGCAGTGTGGTATCTGTAAATGTGTAACTAGCAGAAAGCTGTGTATACAATCTACCACGTGTACCTCTAAATTCAACTGTATAATGCATTAATTTAATCCTTTATGCGACATCCAACATACAATCTCGGCATCTCATTAGGCTTAACTCGATAGAGCCGACTAACATATAACACGTATCCATCCTCTATCTCGTAGTTAGTCCTTAGGCCACTATTAGGACTAAGGACTTGACCATTTAGATGGTGCCAATCGCTATATATAGTAATTGGCACCCTGTGAGGATTTCTTATATCTACCATCCATACCTCGCTACTCACCAATACCTCCTTTCTAATGCTTACAGTACGCCATACACCGATAGTATAACCATATTAACCATTAGCTACAGTTCTATGCCAATTATACTATCGGTGAGTAAGGGAAGTCCTATTACTTGTGCTGAACTCGACAATAACTTTCTAGAGGCTGCTAATCGCGCCAATCATACGGGAACACAGGCAGCTAATACTATATATGATCTATCTGACACAGTGCGGGCGTTTGCATTTATTGCCGACATGCTGGCTGATATAGCCACTCTAGAGAATGAACTAGAGGAATTACGCGATGACCTATTCGGTGATGGTGAGTTACAGCAGATCATTGCTAACCTGCAGCAGTTAGTCAATGATCTAATTAATAACCTAGCTGCTGTCGTAGGTGAGTTAACTATAATTCAGGACCTACAGGCATGCTGCGATACTAACACAACTGCTATCAGTGATCTACAGGCTCAATTTACTACATTGAGTAACCAACTAACTGCTCAGATAGCCACCATCAATGCCTCAATCACTGCTATAAACGACAGGCTCAATCTAGAGATACCCAAGATAACAGCATTACAGAATACTGTAAGTAGTCTACAGACACAAGTAACTAATCTATCGAACACTAAGGCTAATATAGATAGTCCTTTCCTAACGGGCAACCCCCGTACTGTATCGCCCACTACTAATGACAGTATAGCTCGAGTAGACTGGGTTAACCAGGCCATAGCCGAGCAAAGCCAGGCGGCCCTCCCAATAGGTTCTATAATCTGGTGGGCGGGCCCCCCCGGGAGCTACCCTACTAATTGGTTACCACTGGATGGGGAGGATATCAGCAGGACGCAATACGCAGCGCTATTCGCATTGTTAGGTACTACATACGGTGTTGGTGATGGTTCTACTACCTTCGGCCTCCCTTATACAGTGTGGTGGCCGCAGGGAGTACCAAAACTCGACATTAGTACTATCCTAATACGCGCGCTCTAACGACTCAGGAACTCATCTCGACCATTCTCGACTACACGTATGATGTGAGTAAGGTCGAATAGTGGATTAACCTCAGCTATACTATTGGCCCACTCATTAGCTATCACACGATAGTTGATATGACCTCCTACTCGAGAGCGAAGCTGGCATACATAGGCCATATGCTTATGTGTGCCACCTATACAGTATCGTATATTATGGGCTAGTGGTATACGATACTGTATGGCGGGGCCATCTAGTGTCTCGTAGTATTTATCCAGCACCTCTCTATAACGCTTAGCTATAGGGAGGTGCTCTACATAGAGTGGTAGAGTATAACCAGTATCTCCCCGTAATAGCTCAACATTAGTTAGGGCAGGAAAGTACCGCCATATACTGCGGTGACGATTGAAGTCGCGGGCCGCACCCACATCCATATAACCACTCATGTACATATGCGGGGCATTGAACTGAGTAGGTAATCTATCGTAATGCCGCCACGTAGTCAGCTCCTCTCGCAGCGTAGCTAATAGTCTTCTACCAGTAGATAGGACTAGGGCCGGCCGATACAGATCATTCTGAAGTAATAGGGCGAGGTTACCAACGATATCACAGTCTTGCTCCTGTACAATTACTAGCTTTGAGCGATAATATTCATCTCTCATATTATCAATAAGAGATGACTGAGCTGCCCGCGCCATATTGGCTAGACTAGCGCTTAGGTCATGCCGTGCCTCTGCGTGACGTATGAGCCCTGGAGCACCTGCTACGTAGCCTTGGGCCTCTAGCTCAGGACAACCCCCCAGCAGTTGCTTCAGCATGTGCCCTATAGTACTGTATAACTCATCGGGCCCCGAGTTAAATTGATTACTCAGTAGGTCACTGATGAATCGACTCCACGTCTCGGCATCCGATGTGATACCCAGACTAGTGCGGGCTCCCATAGGTAATAGATAACGCGTACAGTCCAGCGTACGGGCATCCAGCGCCTGTACCTGGCGTTTATCACTCATATCTACGCCGTAAGCGCGGGCCAACGCCTCTCGAGTGGGCTCATAGAGTTCCTCATATGCACTGAATAAATAGTCCATTGACTCGTCATAGGACTCATTACCAACCCTATAGTAATCGCCCATCTTCTGATAACGAGTACTGCGTTCCTGCCCTGCTCCTAGAGGCATAGTATTGAACAGATAGAAGGCAAACCATAGGGGAATACCTTCAAAGCACACTGATAACGTGGCCAGGCCCTGTACACTACCGTGACCATAATTATAGAATATATTATGAAGACGTTTATCTGCATCTACTCCCCGCGCCTCATTGAGTAGGTTCTCTACTGACTCAGCGCTGCGAGAATATCGTGCCATAGTATAGGCTATAGTGGCCTCATACCTCTGCCCCGGGCGGGCCACAGGGGCGAATACCTTAATATTACGCTCAGTATCAGTAATACAAGCAAGCCCTAATTGATTATCATAATTATAATTCACCTACAAAGTCCTCGTGAATAAATATAAAACTAGAAGCACTTAGACACTAACTTAAGGATGTACTTAAAGGCCTGAGGAATGCCCCATCAAACATGAATGTACCACAGAATGATAAGGCCTACACTATTCACTTAGCTCCGCACACTCTGGTTAAGGAAGCTCTACCGCAGGTCACTGATTTCCTATGGCAGAACACGTTTAGTCTGACTCTATTTATTATAATCTTTATTGGGCGATGGATGTTCCGCAATCAGATAGAGCGCAGGTACGCTATACAAGATCTGATACGCCATGTTAGCACTATAGATAAAGACATCTATATCCTTGATCTACTCAACCAGATACGTATTACAACGGCGGCCGATAGAGTCTTACTCCACCAGTTCCATAATCCTGGTCGCAGTATATCTGGTCTTAAGTTCCTCAAGATGACGTGTACTCATGAGAGTCTGGCCCCCGGGATTAGCAGTATAGCTAATCTCTATAGACAGGTATTAATTAGCGACCATTGCTATGACCTACCTACTCTAGTGCAACACGCCAGTACCCGATCCTTCATGAAGACTGATGCTAACTCTATACTACTTAGCTTTAAGCAGCGGGCCCACCTAGATATCATAGGAGTACGACACCTATACCAGCAACTACTATTAGATGATGATAGCCCTATAGCTCTCATTAGCGTCCACTTTATAGGGGAGGGGGGTACAGCCATGGATACCACGCAGGTGAATGATATAGTTAATATAGTGACCTATAATCTACTCGTCATCTAATGGACGCTGCTGTTTCTTCTCGGCGAGCCGCTGTTGGGCCTTCAGTCCACCTCGACGACCTATCTCTCTCATATGCTCTCTATCCTGGGCTGTCTTCTCACCACCGCGGCGCCCCATACTAGACGCTGTATCTGAATTAAACTTAGCCATAGTTATCTACTTAATGTGATTAGGTAGGTGGCCAGAATTAAATATAGGATAAGCGTAGGTTGGGCCTCATGTCAGCCCAACACTCGTGTAAGCTAATTGCTAACCTATCATACAAATAATTGTGCCCCCTACCTAAGTAAATTACTATGGCTGTGAGCATGGCATTATGTAGGCGACTTCCTAATTAGGCTCACTAAGTGCCGAGCCAGTTGTTACTTATCGCCTAGTCCTTCAGTTTTGAGATTAATAGAAGTTGATGGATTAGTCGGTGGATTAACTAATAATTGATTAACTGATGGTACGAGATCTGCGATAGCCCGCCACGCATGCCATAGACCTAACACGCAGAGTGCATCGCCGAGGCCCAACACTCCTGCTGCGTAAACAAGGCGGCCAACAATAACCGTCAGACTATAGGCCAATAACAAGCCGATAGCTACAAGCAGTGTACGGAATTGCACCTTGCCAAGTTTTTCCAATAGATAATTAATGAGATTCATAATAGTCATAGTCAATAAGTTGTAATTGTGGTTTACGAGAACAGTATTATTCTACAAGCTCGTACGCGGCTTCTAGTTGCGATTCTACTAACTTAGCACATTCTAGTTGCTTTAACTTCTTCGCTATGTATAACTGACCTTTAGCCGTTATAACAGTAACGCTATCAAAGATACCAGGTTGATGGGGGCGCTCTTTGCGGAACACCTCTGCTCTGGCAGCTAATACATGTCGCTGATAGGGTAGCCGACTTGGCATCATCATGATAAAGCGAATGTCACGCAACATATCGAAGAACGTTGTACGACCTACGCCATAAGCTTTAGCCAAATCTCCTATTAGGACAGCATCGGCGTCGCTGACTGTCAACGTCTCTGCTAATTTAATTAGTGGGGCTTGCTCTTCTAATGTAGCATTAACTTGTTCTAAGGTGATATTAGTTTGTTCTAATTCTAAGGCCAGGCGCCCCGCTTCAAGTAAGGCCTCACCATAAGTAGTAGGTATCTTGAAGTCACTAACAGAATAGCGACCAGTCTTGCGAATGGTAGGTAGTACTTCTTGTACTACCCAGTCTTGAAATAACTCTGCCTGTGGTTTGCGGCTGCTGAGTACTAATCTATATAAGCCAGATTCTGAAATGGCTGATATATATTGATTTGAGACTGACCCTAAGTATTGTTTAGGGTCAACTAATTGTTTTTCATACACCTTTAACCGAAGTAGAGCTACTGACGTATTAGTGTGTTCGAGAACAGCGCAAACGTCGGCTGCTATAAACCAGGGCTCATTATCAATGATTATAACGCGGATTTCTTGGTTGTTAAAGTTAAAGGTAGGTAATTGAGTCTGGGCGCATCTCATTTTTGATCCTGTTGCTGTTGATAATGATCAAAGTTTTGGGCTAAATCTTTTGGTAGTTTTGCCCATTCTTCATTGGGAATTTTAGCAGAAAGTCGAGTCGCTAATTTCCAGATTGGTTCTGCATTATAGTCAAATTTAATATTCGCTAAAGAGAAACTCTCGATAGGTGTTTGATTATTCATATGCTTTGTGCTTTGCAGGCAACGGCCTTCACCATTACTGGTGATGCCATACCTAATATATATTTACTCGGTAATGGATAAGTTTAAGAAGATTAAATGTTACACAATAAGTTAATAACCCCGCACGGAACGCGGGGCTATCGGTAACATCATACGCGACTAGGCTGAAGCCTTAACCAAATGAGGCACGTTTCTTCTAACGCTACTTGCATCCTGTATTGCAGACGCAATGGGATTAAGACGCATAGTATTACGCGCGGAGTTCACATTCTCTGTGGATATGAATTGACAGGTAGAGCCCATGACATGAGCTGCTGTTAGATAACAGCCTAGGAAGGCACCTGTATCAATCATAGCCCGGTTATTAATTAGTAGCGGACGCTTAGTAGTGACATGACCATTAACAACTAACGGCCAGTTCGGCTGGCCGTTGAAATACGGATATAGTATTTCATCTACGCTGGTATTCTGCTTATCGGCCTGACCTCGAATACTAGGTAGGTGAATCTGTTTCTGTATAGAGACAGGGTCAGACTTACCCACATACTTATAGTCGCAAGGAGAGTGATGAACAGCAGAGGTACGACTACGGGATACGAGGTAGGGCATACTCTTCCTATATATCTCAGTGAACATATTACGCTGCATGCGATTAGTCCTAGCTGTAGTGAGATAATCGAAGTAGCGACTAATAGGCTTCTCATCATCTATGTGCTGCATAATATATAGTTCGTGATTACCTAGTACAACCTTGAAGTCAGGGTGACCTAGGTTAGAGTACACGAATCTAATAACGTCAGCAGAGCTGGGGCCCTTATTCACTAAGTCTCCATTGAGCACTAATTGCATGGGGTAATGAGTAATCTCATCCCCTGCAAATAAGAAGCCCGCCTTTCTAAGTAGCGCACGCAGATGGCCGTAACAACCATGAATATCCCCTACTACTAGGGCCTCATCATTCATAGTGTAGTGGGGCACTTGCTCTACACTAAGCGCTATATCTTCCTGTCGTTCTATAAGATGACTGAGCTCAACCCCTACGCCGCTCTCGGCATTGAATAGTATTTCTCCTACGCCGTAGTGATGGCAGCCCGCCATCATTATAACCTGATCGGCCTCTTCTTGATTCTTAATTTCTACTAGCACGTGGTGCGCTGAGAGAGAGCTAGGATACGATATCGTATTCTCTAGTAGATGAGGGCTCTCTACATAAAGGGCCCCTACTTCCTGAGCGGCCCTCATTAATATCTTCTTCTTTTGTGAATATGGCCTCACGACCATATATACGGTGTGAGCCTTCATGTTAATCATGGCTATACTCCAATTGTGTGATTGATCTTGTGTACCACAGAAAGTTGCCTGATAGTGAGGTTAATATTAATTTGACTAACGCCTCCCGGCTGACTGCACAGTTAACCTCTAGCAATCAATGATTAAGCTAACGGATTGAAGGTCGACTTAATCATTGATTGCTAGAGGTTATATGATATAGCCAGGCATATATAAGAACGCAAAGCAAATAGTTCACTTGCATTATTAAACGTATAGATAACCCTTACATTCAAAGTAAATAATTGGTTAGTCTGTTGTATAACCTGTATAACCTAAACGCCTTAGATATATATCAATATCTCTAGGAACATCATCTACATTGTGCATAATTACGCACAATATATAAGATAACATTGCATATTCACTCTTCTTAATACGAGGCTCTATATCTGGGTACCTATGGTATATTTCTTGCATGGCTTTAATCACAGTTTACATATCTAACAAATCAAGTATCAGTGGCGCAGCTGAAAGCATAGGCCACCTAATTTTTGCAAGTCTGCTAGCACTAAGTTGAATTCCTTTTTGCTACAGAGTCCTCCCAGCACCGCACACCACCCGAAAACCGAGGTTGAGGCCGAAGTCGCGACGGTTGTTGTGGCCGCGGTAAGCAGAACGACAGCGACGGGAATAGCTGAACCAGGAACCGCCCCGCAACGGAGAACGATTATCATCCCCATTTTCTATCCAGGCACTGCCATCCGTCGGCGCACCGTAGTTATCGTGCCAAGTATCGGCGCACCATTCCCAGACATTGCCGTGCATATTATACAAACCAAAGGCATTGGGTGGAAATTGTCCCACGGGAGTTGTTTCGTTTTGATATTCTCCTGTAGGTTCATCGGCGTAGGTATTACTGGCATCATAGTTAGCCAATTCCCCCGTAATGGTTTCCCCAAAGTGAAAGGCGGTTGTTGTCCCTGCTCTACAGGCATATTCCCATTCTGCCTCACTCGGTAGTCGATACTCCCCTCCCGTTAGTTTAGATAATCTCGCGCAGAACTCGACGGCATCGTACCAGTTGACTTGTTCTACGGGTCTACCCCGGCGCGTGGATGATCCCCCCCTATCTTTAAAGTGGGAGGGATCAGGATCAAGGTCTTTTTCTACTTTCAAATCCTTGCGAGAGGCAACTACTCTCCACTGTGCCTGGGTGATGGAATACTTGCCCATGAAAAAGGGGCGGACGTTAACCTCATGTTGAGGACGTTCATCATAGTAACTATCTTTCTCGTCTTGCGGTGAACCCATCAGGAAAGTTCCCCCTGGGATGGTAACCATTTCTAAGGTGATGTCGTTGTCTAAATCTTGGCTGAAATATTGGGACTGTTTCGACTCTTTGTTAATTTGCTCACCCTTCTCATTTACTCCCACCACCTCAAAGTTAAATGATAACAATTCTAACTTTTGCAACGGTTTAACTGAATCTGGATTAACTGAGACTGGAACCTTCTTTGATTGCGTATTTTGGTGTTTCATAATAAAATGTCAAGTAATGTATTGATGTCCCCAATAGTGCAACTGAGGGCATCGGCCTCTATAAAGCGTATTTCTCCCCCTACACGATGAAAGGCCTGGGCCTTCTCTTTATCGAGGGGCCGCTCCTTATTAGTAAAGACTACCTCTTCTGTCTCTTGCTGTAGTGCGTAGTTGATAGCCGTACGATAGAGGTCCTGGTCTATTACATAGCGGAGGGCCGTTTCGTTAGGATTAAGCCCATCTGTCACGTAACGGCGGCCCACTACTAAGAAGGGGCTGTTCTGATAACGCACTACCAGAACAGTCCAATACATAGTGCCATAGCGTGTGCCCTGGGCCCACGGACTAGTAGCCACTACATTTATGGTGATGTTAGGAATGACATCTTCTATACTCAGGAGAGTATAGAGGGATAACTCTGGGAAGACGAAGGGTAGTGCTGTTCTGTCTTGTCTAATGGCGGGCAGCGCCAATACAGTCTCAAGCAATATATTCTCCTGCTATCTCGTAGCATACTGTTAATGCGGCCTCGTGCATAATCTCAGACTTTGTATCGACGTATATAACCCCAGACTTTATATCGACGTGTGTATCAGAGAATGTTACTGTAAGAGGAGAATGGTAGCGCTCCTTAAACTTATTCTCTATCTGCTGCCATACTGTCTGTATGGCATCATCTTTAGTTATATCATCCTTATACTCTCGTGCTGCAATTAATTGATTAACTATGCGGGACAGCTTATCGACAGCATCGGGGGCATCCATAATATCCTTGAGGATACGACGAGCCTTCATGTAATTGCTCATACGCAACATTGACTCCTTAGCAACAGCCAGTGCTTCGTCACTGTACCAGTCCCAGAAGTCTATCTCATCATTGATAAGAACCAGCTGATATACACCAGCTGGTTCTAGCACCATTGTTGAGTTCTTCATAAGCTTGTTATGACTAGTGACCTGTTCTAAGGCATCGTCAGAGAGATTGATGGCTCTGAGAACATCTCTGGCGCTAACATAGCTCTCTATGAATTCTATGGGCAAGTTATTGTATTGTTGAATCAAGGCACACGCCCCCCTTGTACGGGTATTAATTACTATCATCGGCGCTGATATTCGATGTATCAGCACTGCTATCTGATCTACTAACGGTATTCTTATGGGGGGTGGGGGCCCAGTCTCCGTATCCCGTTGTGGCCTGGAGCCGGGTACCCGCACCCATGATGATGTCCGCGATGTTGGCGCACCCCGCGTTGAATGGTATGATCTCGATCTGGCGGCCGCACACGGTGACTGCTTCTTCGGGGTCTGGTGCGGAGATGGGCTTCGGTTGCACGAGTAGGTAGCCCGATTCTACCTCACTGATGTTGGTGGAGTTATGGATCAGGGCCCCGTCGTGCTGATTGTTGGATGCGAGGCCGTGGATGTCTCGTAGACTGTCTACTTCTATACGTTGAAGTAGGGCGGACATGGCGGCTATCTTCTCGTGCTTGGGTATTAGTTTAGACCACTTCGCTATGCTGGTAGCTATGCCCTTGAGGTATCCTACTAGGCAGGCCAGGGCCCGCGTCTTAGTGGTTACATCCTTATCAGCTAAGAGCGGCTCTTCTAGTACTAGGCGCGGTATAGTGAAGCGGCTACTGAGACGCTTAACGAGCCGAGCCCCATTAATTGCTGCTAACACAGCTGTCTTCACCGTGCCTACAGACAGTAAGGGATCAGGAGAACTCACACGGCCCGATAGCATCTCATCCAGGTGGGAGCTAATACCCAGCTTCTCCATCTCATGGTGAGCAATCGTCGCGTGGCACTTCACGACGTCGTAGTTAATGACAGGGCTGGATATTAGCAGCACTTCTCTGAAGTTACGACTAGCACCTTGGAGGCCGCCCCCTTTCTCGTACACGCGGAGCCCCTCGTGAGGCTGGGTTAGTTCTTGCGAGTACTCTGCCTGACGTTTCGTGTAATCGATACTAGTCACGCGCTCGAGTATACCCTGATAGCAGTTTAGGTTATGAAGGTAGCGGGCCCGTTTACTAGCCAGCTCAGCATTACTCAGACTATCGCGAGTCCTCTCTATTCTATCTCGCTGTCGTATCAGCCACGCGATGCCGTAGCCCAAATCAACTTGTGTTGGCGGTGCGCTACTAAGCGGCTTATTAAGCTTAGGAAGCGGACGGCCATCTGCATCAACGAACCACTGATCCTGTAGTCGAGAGGGGCTCAATAGTAAATCCTCTCCCTTCTCGATGAAGGTATCGATGATGTGCTCGTGAATACGGTAGCGGAAGCAGATTCCTTCCTTAGCGTAATAGGGGGCCCGCGTCATAAACGCCTCTACGCTCTCCCAGTTATAGTTTCTGCAGTAAACGTGAATGAAGCTCTTACGAGGCAACGGCACTCCCTTCCACGCGTGGTAATCAGACTTAGCACGCATTTGGCGCTGGCACAAAAACGTGTGGATGAATAAACGCCGACTATCACTATTCATACCAGCCGTTAGCTCGCGCAAATAATGATACTGACTAATAGTGAGTTTTAGATTAGTTTGGATGTACGGCATAAATTCTCCACTTCATTTAATTTTAGCACGATCTAGCAATTTAAACAAGCTGGCAAAAGGCTGTAAACTAGAATTAGCTATATTGACTCCTTGTTCGACGGACGACACCCAAAGATGCCGCCCATCAAACAAACACCAAAGACTACAGCGAAACGAGCTTTCGTCCGCCGTTGATGTCTTCTGCAATCTTGACACCTGGAACAAACGTCAACGCTTCAGCCACATTGTCGCCCTGCTGTGTTGTCACTTGCACGACGCATCCACCTGGTGTCTCCATTGCTTTACACGACTTCATCCAACCTTGTTCCTTGCTGCTGGCTTTAAAGAGAAGCTGGAATGCATCACAATTGCCAACAACTTTGATGTCCGAAACCTTACCAGTTTGTGCGTCTGCAGTGCTGGTCACATCCAATGCCTTACTCATAGTCATCTCCAAAATCGCCGTCGAATAAATGGTTAGTCCCTCGTTGACGTGAGGGCATTAATATTGTAGCACTTTAATTAACACTTCCCTCACTTTAGCGAGGGCTTCGGTCGTGAGCTCAGCCGAACAGTCTTTACCCTGACATTCAAGATAATTAAATGTTTTCCAATATAGAATTTTCTATATTGGGACTACTACTAAGTTTACTATTAGGGCCCGCCCATCTGTCAGCATAACCGTATCTAGTCAACAACATAAATGAAGAGAACTAAGAAGGGCAATGTGACGGCAGAAGCGCGGGCCGAGTACGGCACAGTAGAAGATAGATTCCCTATATTCGATAAGCGCAGCGCATTGAGTGCTCTTAAACTGCGGGGCCATGGGAATCTATCTAAGCAGGAGAGGGCCCGTGTTATTAACAAGGCCGCTAAGTTTGTTCCTGAGGCAGCTCGGGCTGCTCGAGAGGCGGATCAACAACGCTCTCGTCGTAGTTAGAGAGGAGGAAGGTGTTAATCCAGTCTATATTGCTCTGGGTTAACTCTCTACCAGTCTCTTTGTAGTATTCTCGAAGGGCCAGTACGCTTTGTATCCAATCGAGTTCTCTATCCGATACGCTCTGGGGGTTATCTAGGATCCAATTATTGTTGCGTAGTCTCTGAATCTGTTCTGGGGTCATGGTAATCTTTAAGAATATGGCTTGCAGGGGAGAGAGACTTACCATCTATAATATCGTCTATACTGCCGATTAATATAGAGGGGTCGCCCTTTTCATCGACTCTATCACGAACGACAATTACATCTCCATTAGTGGCTAGGAAGATAGAGACATTTACATTATCATAGATATATGATAGGAAGTACATATCACCATCATTATCATCAGGACGGTCTTCTCTAGTATTGTTGATTACTACGTAACTAGATCGATTGACATGAACTTCAATAAATTTATTATTGGAATCTAGACCTAGATTCTAATAGGCCCACGCCTTCACGACATCAACTGCGTTATCTTGCATTTCGTCTCCTCCCTTGTTTAAGTCTACCTATCTCGAGAGCATCACTGCCCATGATGTGGAGCTCCTTATTGCTGTTAAGCAATAAGTGTCGCGTTCGTGCGCCGGGCCAATAATAGTAATCGCCCCACTTTATCAGCAGGCCTGTATCGAGTATAGGCTCTATATTCTCTACTACTAATTGCATCTCTTCCTTAGTCATACCGAACTCACCATGGTTATGGCGCTGATAACTATCGCGCCGATAATGCTGAGTACGACGGGCCCATACTCCTTTAACGGATTCAGAGTTAGCTATCATAGCCAGCTGACAATAATAGCGTAGATTACCCCCCGGCATATTGAGAGGGATACTCTCAACAAGGCGGCGTATAGTGGGGCTATAGTAGTGAATACGCCATTGGTCCACTGAATTTTTATCATTATAGAAGTCGGCCCCCCATGCGGTTATACCTAACTCGAGCACATTAGTTAGGTAGTATTTATTAGAGTTATCCTGACCACCACTCATCCTAGCATGTAACCGCGTATAGTTAATGTGGGGCTCCATATCCTCGAACCAGAGTTGGATAAAGCGTCCTCCCTCCTCAGGGGTAGGTTTGTATAATGATAAAAACTGGTAGTCTGTTGCCTGCCATATAATGCTGGATATCTGCAATGTTTTAGCTAGGTACATTAGAATTGTAAGTTAGTGTGAGATGTTCTGTATTCTGAATTATGTTTACTCTTTTAGTGCACACTTAGTATTTTCTAGATTAAAATACTCTAGACTGAGAAAGTATACACCATCTAGCTCTCCTTCTACAAATATAATTGAAGCTATTGCAGTAGCTACCGCAAAAAGATTAGTATTCTTTCTAAGCTGGTCAGGAACATCGACTCTTAGAAACAATGTTACTATAGTTAACAGTAGTTGATTTTTGAGAACTTCACGAAAATACAGTACTGTATTTTCCTTTACTATGCCGAACGCATAAACTAGCCCATTGGCAATAGTGCGGTAGTAACAATGTTTAAGTAATGCTGAAAACTGTGGTTTTTGTTTTGCTTCATTGACTAAATCAGCGATAAAATCTTTTGTTGATTTAGGTAAATTATCATAAACACTTTTGATTTCTATTGTAGCTCCGTAACTAATCATTTTTTACTCCTTAGTTGTATTTGGTTTGTAAGTTAGTCCCCAGATATGTGACGTTCCGTATATTTCTTTATATTCCCCCTCTACTACAAAACTAGAAGCTATAGCGATAGAAAGCATAAATAAGTTAGCATCTTTTTTCAACCGTTTAGGGGTAGAAACGCCTGTTAAAAATGTGGCAATAAGTAACCAAGCTTTAAAAGCTACAAACGAAATCCAATCTATTTTGACATCATTATCATCATTAACATCATTGTATTTTAATTGTATGTATGTATCCATTACATTGTCTTTAATTGCGGCTTTATAAAAGTGTTCTAAGTATTTTGACTTAGGATTCTGTACTAAAGCGTCAACGTATTGTTTAGCTTCGATAGGTAAACTATTGTATTGTTTTCTAACCAATATTGCGCGTTGAATATCCACTGGTTTACTCCTGTTTTAGGTTATTTTTAGCTTCTTACTTTATTCGTAGTCCCAATAATAGGGAGATTCATTGACATAACCCTCCTTTACAAGGTAACTAGCTATAACAAGAGATTGCAGAAAAAGACAAAAGTTTTCTTTGAGAAGCTTAGGTATTGTCACACCTGTTAGTAGCGAAAAGACAAACAGGAATATCTTGATTTTTAAGTACCAAAAACACCCTGCTTTTTCAAATGGATCAGAGTCAATAAACGCACCGCTTAGAAGTACACCTACGTCGTTTGATTTGATTGCGCTACTATGGAATCCTTTTAGTATTGAAAGTACAAAAGGTTTTTTCGATACTTTAGTTACTAATCGGTTGACGTAGTGTTTGACTTCTCTTGGCAACTCATCGTAGCTTGAATCGATTAGTATTTGATAGATTTGAGCGTCCATTTTTTTACCCCTGAGTTGTATTGTCGGTTATTTCTTTATACCAGCTTTTTTCTACTAGAAAGATTGACGCTAGTGTTAAAGCTTTTCTGAAAAGATCAAAGTCTTTTCTAAGAGAAGAAGGAATAGTAACTCCTGTACATATAGGCATAAGAACAGTTATAACCCAAAATTTAAGCTGGTCAAGAAAAGAAAGATTCCACTTGTCATCGGATAGATAAGGATTGATGTTTCCTTTTTGTATATCCCCTTTCCACCACCAGGTCAGTATATCATTAGTTACTTGGTTGGTTTCAGATGCTTTCAATAAACCATCAATCCAATTTTTTGAGTCAAGAGATAATTCGAGATATTCACCTGTAATTATAATCTTATACAGCCGCTCTTTGATAATGTTAATGTTCATTGTTTACTCCCTAATTGTGCTAGTTTTTACTGATAACTGATAACTAAAATTAAACCATTAGCATTTATCAACTGTCCTTTTTTTATTTCATCTGCTTGATCCATCATTATTGATGCAAAAAGGTCAAAAGCATCTTAGTTACTTTGTCTTAATGCCATTAACTCTTCTGGGTTATATTTCATGAAAAAACGTAAATTAGGAGCCACGATAGATAAAGCTTCAACTTGTCGCTCTAAACTCTAATCTTTCATTAATTCTTTCTGATGTGTCATTAATCTACTCCTTGTCTAATTAAATCCTGCTTTTGTTCAGGGGTGATCCCCGTTGTATCGATAAAGATAGCGTCTTCAATGTCAGCCCCTCTCAGGTTAGCTTTATTCAAGTCAGCCCCCTTTAGATTAGCCTCAATCAGAATAGCTGCATTCAGATCAGCCCCACTCAGGATAGCCCCACTCAGATCAGCCCAACTCAGGATAGCATCACTTAGAATAGCATCACTCAGGATAGCCTTAATCAGGTCAGCCCCACTCAGGTCAGCTTCACTCAAGTCAGCTTCACTCAGGATAGCTTCACTCAGTTTAGCTTCTCTCAGGTCCGCTTCACTCAGGATAGCCTTAATTAGCTTAGCCCCACTCAGGTTAGCCCAACTCAGGTCAGCCCAACTTAGGTCAGTCCTTCTCAGGTTAGACCTTCTCAGGTCCGCTCCACTCAACTTAGCCCCATACAGGTTAGCCCAACTCAGGTCAGCCGCGCTCAGGTCAGCTCTTATTAGTTTAGCTCCACTCAGGTTAGCCCTTCTTAATTTAGCCCCCCACAGGTTAGCCTCACTCAGATCTGCCCCACTCAGATCAGCCTTAATCAGTTTAGTCTCACTCAGTTTAGCCCCTCTCAGAATAGCTCCACTCAGTTTAGCCTCACTCAGGTCCGCCCCACTCATATCAGCCTTAATCAGGTCAACCTTAATCAGGTCAGCCCCACTTAAATCAACTTGTTGTAGAGTTGTCTTATCGATTGTTCCTTCTCGAATTGCCTTAATTAATTCAGCTTTTTCAATCTTTTGCATCTGTAGTGAACTCGACTTTAACTTTTGCATCTGTAGTGAACTCTGCTTTTGTGACAACAATTTCGGGTATATCGTCTGGTTTAAGTTCATTGAGAAGGGACTGCAATTCCCCTGATTGATGTAAATCTACTAGGCGCTGGAGCCCATCTTCTGAACCTTCTAAAAATAGCCGAATACTGCCTTTAAGTTGAGGTTTAATGTTCATTGGTTTACTCCTGATTAATTACAAGAACTGATTGCTTATTTCGCACTAACCTAACTCAGACAGCAAGGCTTTAATTGTTTCTAATGCCCGGGTTGCCATTAAATAATGCTTTTTTTGCTAGTTAAATATAGCAAGTCTTCAAGCATTTGATCAAAAAATTCTCGTTGTTTGTCTTTATCAGAATGATGAAAAGGGAAAACTGTATTACCGATTATATCTGTTAGTTTATCCGACATTAGCGAAATATCAGTTTCTGTGGGCGCGTGATAGTAAATTTCTTGGCTCATTGATTTTCTCCAACTCATTAGCGTGATTACAAAAAATCGTAAACAAAATAATTGACAACCTTGACCGCTTCTTTGATCTTTGGGATAAAATCAATGTCTAAACTAATAAAGATAAAAGGGTTTTCTGTTTTCCTTGTATTTTCTAGTTTATGGTAGTATGAAATATCTAACAGCAAAATATCCCCTGCTTTTAATATTAGCCTTTGAGTGTTTTTTCTGCGAACTAACAGATTATCTATTCGCTCATCCATACTCCTAAAAGTGGTGTCGCAATCTGTTTTTAGGAGTTTTTCTATTTTTTGATTATTTACTGATGATGCATAAAGTTCATAATTGGCGCTTTCGACGACTAAAATAATTGAGTATTTTTTATCTTTATAAATGTCGTCGACGTGCCATTCTACTCCCAGAGTAGCCCATAAAGTATAAGAGTAATCGTACTCATTATAGAGAGGGTTTACATAATTATGTTTTGTAGGAAACTTATCAGTAAAACAAAAATTGGTTGCTATGCTGTTTAGCTTCTCTAGATTGTGATATTTACCCAGTTTATGCAAAGGTTTCATTTTTTTGTTTGATTAAAGATTACTAACTCATAACTGGTAATTGATTACCTACCAAATAAGAAAGATGCGGCGCCAAGTAAATACACCCATTCTTCTTCAAGCATTAATTCCGTTTTAGAAGGGTAGGCTATATCAAATAAACAAAAGTCAACTTCATCTATACGACCACCATCGTAATATAACTCAATATCAGTATTTGGAAATACTGTCATAAAGCTAAATTTAAACATGGCATTTTGGCGATTCTCGCAGGTTAGTGTAGCTGAATGACTTGGATTTTCCCACGGAATCTTATCTTTAGAGTTTTGATAAGTTACTTTTAACTTCCAATCGATAACCGAGGGAAAGTCTTTTTTAAAATGAGTTTCTCTTACCCATTTAGCGATTTCATCTACTATCCATCCCTGATCCTTTTGGATAAAATAGTGAATGCCTTCTGAATATCGAAACGGATATGACTTTGTTTCGTACCAGTTTATCTCAATCTTAGCAAATTGTCCTATGTCTATCATTGTCATTGCTTTACTCCTAAGTTATTTTGTTTACTGATAGCTGATAACTGATAAATCAACTGTTCCATTGATGCAATCCAGGTGATAACTCAAGCGTAGTTATAATTGGTTGCAGTTGAATAGTGGGATCAAAAACTACATAGTACTGGTTTTCTGTATCCAATTGTCGCGAAGGCAATACATCTTCGTAAATATAAGCTACGTACAGTATATATTTTGAGTCGATAATTATACCGACTTTACTGCACCCACAAATACCTTCAATACGAATCTTCATTTTTACTCCTAAATAATGAGTGAACACTGATAACTAATAAATACCTGATTAGTAACTGTCACAAACTACCCGAAAACCGACATCGTCGTAGCGGATGAGGCTGAAGTTGTAGTCGCAAAACTCAGAACGGCAGTAATAAGGACAGCTGTTCCAGGAACCGCCCCGCAGACACTTATCAATACACCATTCCCAGACGTTGCCACTCATGTCATAGAGTCCCCAAGCATTAGGTAATTTTTGCCCTACAGGATGGGTTATCAACCAAACATTAGGTGATTTTGCTGCGCCTACAGGATAGGTTGCCAGCCCAGAGTTGTCTTCATACCAGGCGTAATCTCCTAATTGATTAGCATCATCTCCAAAATAATAGTCAGTAGTAGTCCCTGCACGACACGCATACTCCCACTCTGATTTTGTGGGGAGGCGATAATTCTTACCAGTTACTTGACTTAGTTCTTGACAAAAGGCTACGGCATCATTATAACTAACACTTTCCACTGGCTTTTGAGGATTGCCTTTAAAGTAAGATGGATTAACTCCCATTACCGCCTGATATTGTTCCTGAGTCACTGGATATTTACCAATCGCGAAACTATTGATCTCCTGGCTTGCTGGTATTTCTACCATTTCAATTTTAATCATCATTTTTACTCCTAGTTATGTTTTTACTGACTAATAACTAACTGACGCTAAAAGATAATCAAAGCAACTTAAATCCTTTTTTTGTACCTCTGTCTGATCCAAATTCTCGCACAGCACCTTTTAGGGATTCTCTTACAGAAGCCCTTGACATTCGAGACTTTTTCCCTAGTTCCCAATTGATTACACTTGCATTTCCACAAGCGTCAACACTTTCAAGACTCTCAAACCAACCGTCGTTGGTATGGGCGTAAGAAACCATTACAGCACCATTAGGAAACAGGGTGCCACTAAATTGATATTCAGTATTGTCAAAGTCTTTAGCGAGAAAAGTGACTTGTTGAATGATCATTGTTTTTACTGCTGATAATTGACTAATTGATTAATTGTCACAGACTACTCGAAAACCACCATTGTTGCCGCAGAAGTCGCGGCGGAAGAAGAAGGTGCGAATTACGGAACGGCAGTCATAAGGAGTGTCCCACCAGGAACCGCCCCGCAGACAACTGACATCTTCACACCATTCCCAGACGTTGCCACTCATGTCATAGAGTCCCCAAGCATTAGGTAATTTTTGCCCTACAGGATGGGTTGTCTTCTGAGAATTATCACAATACCAAGCGTAATCTCTTAATTGATGATAATTATCTCCAAAATAATAGTTAGTAGTAGTCCCTGCACGACAGGCATATTCCCATTCCACTTCTGTCGGTAAGCGATAAGTTTTGCCGATTATTTCACTCAATTTCTGACAAAAAACTTGGGCATCGTTCCAACTAACAGTTTCTACTGGATTTTGAGGATTACCTTGAAAATAAGATGGATTAACTCCCATTACTACTTCATATTGTTCCTGAGTTACTGGATATTTACCAATTTTAAAACTACTAATTTCTTGATCTTGACTTGATGGTACCTCTACCATTTCAATTTTAATCATCATTTTTACTCCTAGTTATGTTTTTACTGACTAATAACTAACTGACGCTAAAAGATAATCAAAGCAACTTAAATCCTTTTTTTGTACCTCTGTCTGATCCAAAT